AAAGAATCTAATGCGTCAAATGCCAGAAAGTGTTCGTCAAGATCCTCGTAAACTTATGCCCGGAATGCAACTTAATATTCTGGGGGCGCAAAGTCCACAAGCTGAGAGCAGACAGCCCAGAGCACAAGCTTATCACAGGGAAGTTCCTCCATTGCCAGAGGAAGGTAGTGGACGACAAACACCTCCAACTGGGTGGGAGACTTTTAAACGAGAAGCTCCTGATGAGGCCATGAAAATGCTGGCAGGAATGCCGCCAAGCATGGCGGCTAGTGGGTTAGGTCGTGGGCTTTCTTATCTTTATGGAACCGCAGCTCGTAACAAACATCCACTAGAAGCTCTTGGTGCTACTGTACAAGATGCATACTACGGTACTAAAAACTACTTGGGTAATCTTTATAACAAGACTAGCGGATTTATGGACGCTGTTCGTGGTCATCCTACTGCCGCTGAACGGCGTATGGTTGACGATATGTTCGTAACTCCTAATCCTGTACCAACTGCAGCCAAAACAGTAGACGATAGTTATGCCGTATTAAACCCACGTCAGTTTGCAGTCCGTAACCGTATTGACCAGTTACGGGAAGGGGTGCAACCACTGGAGCCTGATATGAGCAGGATGAGTGGAAATGTATCTTTAGGTACATTAGAAAAACTATATCCAAGGCCAAATCCTGCATGGCAAGGTGCTGATCCTGCATATGCTAGGCACTTACAACAGTATATAGATGAGGCAAGGGGTCTTATTAAACCTAGTTCCGATCCAATTAGTAATCCTTTTAAGGGTGTTAGATCTACTCCAGATGAATACTACGATTTCTTTATACGCAACCTCAATAAATAAATAAAAAAAGCCCGGTCCTCGTAAGAGGCCGGGCTTTATCTTTTTATGTGTTCAGATCTTCAAATGTTAGTTTAATATCTACATCTGGCAGTTCTTCATACTTAAAATGAACACCGAATTTCTGTGTATTTTCAGTAGCATCATTCGATAGTGTGTTATATAGATCTAAGATAGCTTCCTTAAACTCCATTAAAGTCCTCCTTGTAGGATAAAGTTATCAATAAGATCATTATAAGAAAGTACATCCCAATAAGTAGCATATTCATAATCAAATAACATATATTTCTCCTTTAAAATTAAATTTCACAATGGCCAGCAGAACAAGCAAGCTGCTGAGCACCTTCTGTATTATCTTCTGTTTCTACGAAATCATCCCAAGTAATCTCATGGTCTAGACTTGTGTTGCTTAGAGCCAAGTATTGAAAATCTGTGATATCTTCGTACGGTGCTTGTTGGTATGTATGATCACTGAATGGCAGGAAAGATACCCCACTCATTTCATCGAAGTGTTTATATACCCAAGCACCTACATCTACCCACTCACTATCCTTAACTGAGATGGTGACTGATGGTTTATGTTCGCACCAATGACGTTGATATGTCAGCCATAGCTCTAGTTGTTCTAGGGCAGTCATATCTGTACGACATACAGCACCATCAGGAGCTTTTATAGCAAAACTAAATACTGACGTACTCTCTGGACGAAACACTTCATCTTCACAAGGAACACCTTTATTCTTTAGATAAATATACAGTGGATCCTTCTTGTCCATACGAATCCGTCGAATATAGTACGGATTATGTCGAGCATGGATACCAGAAGCACTATCAACAAGCTGTGATACCGTGCCACTAGGTTTAACACAAGTAATGGAAGCAGATGCAGGAATATCTAGTTCAGCAGCCCAATGCTCATTTACAGCACGAGCATGGTCTCGTAGATCTTCTAGCAATTCCTTGGTTGGAGGGGCCATTAGCTTGTTATCTAGGATACCAGTTAAAGACACACCAAGTAAACGTTCAGATTCTGTATTCTTTTTCCAATCTTCACCAAGGAATTGGAAATCAGTAAACATAGACTGTACAGTTCCAAGAATAGTAGCTAGTTCTACCTTATTCCTCAAACTTTCTTCTGTATCTTCTGCTCGAACAACTACTTCTGTAAGATTACAAAACTGTTTGTCTTGCAGAATAATCTCACTACATGGATTGGTCCCATAGTTAGCTGTCTTACTGCGACGACCCCAACGAACAGCTTGTTTCTGACTAGCTTCTCGATTAAAGATACCTCGTTCACCACTCTTACTCTTAACAAGAGACAACCATTCTTCCATGAATGTTTCAGCATCTGGCTTCTCTGTATATACAGCAGAATTGTTAGCTAGACTACGCCAAGAAGCATCATTCCACCAAGCACCAGACTTACACTCTCGCATACGTCGATCTGATAGATTGGACAGAGAGATCAAGGCACTGCGTCGTACACCACCTACAACAACAATCTCTCCTACCATACACATAATATCATGTACTTCTAGACTGTGGAGTTTACGTCCTGCTGCACCTTTGAAGAGGTTAATAGTAAAGTCGAACAGTTTACGCAAAGGTTCAGGACCAGAGGCTCTTCCACCAAAAGTCTTAAGTCGTGTCCCTGCTGGCCGTATACGCGAGTAATCAATCTGAGGGATGTCTCCATCGTACAATGAGGACATGAGTTTTTTGAAAGCTTTTGCCCATCCAAGTTTACTGTCTCCTACTACAATGATATCATCTACATTCCTCAATTGTTCTGGAACAGTAGGTAGGTTGGCAACCTCTTGTCGCTCACAACTAAACCCAACACCAGTACCATTCATAAGAATGTAAAGTGCTTCACTGAAAGCTCGCTTATTATTTACAGCAAGATAACTACAATTATAAGCAGCAATATTATCCCTATCACAAGCCTCTCCAGCAGTCATCATAGCCCGCATGGACGGCATAATAGATAATCCAAGGATTGCTGGCTTTACTTTAGTTTCTAATACTTCACTAGCTTTTGGTGCTTTCTTTTTATAATACTCAATCAACCGAGTAACAGTTTCATTCCAGTTTTCCCTACGATTTTCTTTTGGGAGAAACCGTGCGTAACGACTGCGATGAATAATGTTTTGGTATAGAGTTGGTAAACTTTCTGAGTTCGTCATTTGCTTCCTTTTCCTGCTGTAATAGTATGTTAAATCGTTTTGTAGATACTTTGGAAGTCTCATCTATATTTTGATTAATAGTTTTCGTCTTCTTCATCGTCGTCACTAAACGTATCATCATACTCTTCTATAAGATATTCAAATCTGTTAGATATAAAATCTTCAAAGCGATTCACAATATCTTCAGAACGAATTTCTAATACTTCTACTAGAAGTGTTTCTTCTTCTCGTTTTAGTTTATCTAATAGTTCATTATACGTTATAGTCATAGTCTTTATTACTGCCTCCCCACTGTGTAGCCATTGCTTTCGCAATACCTGGAAATGTTTTACTCCTAGCTTTTCCATCACCCCAGCTTGAGGCGTACCATTTAGACATTCTTTTACCTGATTCAAATGTTAAGAATTCGCCTGGATCAACAATATCTGTTGGAGTAAGTTTTGGAACTCCCTTTAACCATAGACAAGTTTTCTTTGAGGCATTATCCCCAAATTGCCAAGGCTGTATAATCTGATCTGGCTTTTTCCATTTGCTAGACATAATCCCTACGGGATTCTCAATGACAACTTTCGGACATTTACAAGTAGCGAAATGCATAAAGAAATTAATACCCTGCTGCTGCCTTCCGTCCTTTTGTTTTTGTTCAAACCAACGAGAACCACTAATAGCGAGATGTGTACAAGGTGGGAAAGCAATTACCATGTCCCAATCTTGTTCGAGTAAAGGAATAACATCTTGTTGCAAGTGCCATTCAGGGTGTCCTCCAGAACATGGTACGATATCACATGAATATGCTTCATGTCCTAAAGCACGGAATTCTTTTGTCACTGCCTGACTTTCTTCACAAGCAACTAAGATCTTCATATTATGCTTCATAAAGGTAAGGCTGATTAAATGCCTCTTTAAGTTGTAGGCTCAATGATTTTTCTTGCCGTTGCATAATAAGAGTTTTAAGATATACCGCTAGGTCTAGTGCTTCTTCATAGGCATGTTGCATCATATCTTCATCAGTATCAAGATCAAGATACTTATTATACTTCTTAGCACCAAACTCATTACGATCTAGCATATCTTTTACCACTTCACCCCAACTAGACATTACTTATCTCCTCCATACTTCTTTCGTAGATATTTCAGGCTGACAGCCATATGATCGAACTCACCATTATTTACTTCATGTAGCATATGAATACCACGGAAATGATTATTTCCTTGTGGCCCTAGGTAGTCTTCTTTATGTTCATAACAACAGCCAGCAAACATACCAGTAACACGAGTACCATCACCACGATATTCTGTGTGTACTTCAAAGTTCTGCACATGCCCCATTACGCAGGACATATGCTTCTTTTGTACTAAAACACGAGCTGAAGTAACAGGCCGGCCAAGAACCCCAGAAGTAAAGAAATGACTATAGGCAATTCCGTCCACAATAACTGGCTCGAGGTATGGATAAACTTCCCAACCGAAGTCTTGATACTGTAGATCATCAACAGAAATTCCCCCATCCAGTTTCGGATCAGATTCGATAACGCGGTTAATACGGTTTTCATGATTTCCTAATGTAAGAATTAATCTAGGGAGATATCTCTTTTTCTTTTGTGAAAGAGCATTTTTATTGAAGTTAACTAAGGGCTGCAATAAGGTAGCCATAGCTTCATGGGCGGCAAAGATATCACTCTTGTATCGTCGGCCCTCAAATGATTTCTTTCCTATATCATAAGAGGACAAAGAAGGCATATCAGCAAAGTCTCCAATACAAATAACTGTATCTGGTTTCTTCTCTACAATATACTCTCCAATATAATATAGGAAATCTAGGTTTTGTCCAGGTTTAATTTGTACGTCTGGAATTACTAGGTGTTTTGCCATAATATAAGTATACTAGGTGGATATTATATAGGTTAATGGGTGGAAGTTGAAGCAGCCAGATTGAGAATTCTCTTTGTCGGCTTCTTTGTTTTCCAGCAAAACCATTTGATACTATGTTTGTCGCACCAATCTCCATAAGTAGTTTTACTTTTCTTAGTTAACTTCACTTGTGAATTCTGAAAGTACATGATAAATGTGTGGTCAGGGTATTGTTTTTTTACCTCTAACATCTTACGTCTATCGCTTGGCTTAAAGAATCCTTTGCATTCTAGGAAAACCTTGTCTGCTAGTTTAAAGTCTGGAGTATAACCATTTGCTAGAGTATAAGTAATCTTCTCTACTTCATACGTATTTTCCAAATGATATAGCTGTGCAACTTCCTCTTCGAACTTAGATTTAAATGTAGTCATTGTTTTTAAGGTCTAAGTTTGAGGCTGGTTGCTTCTCATTTAAACTAGGAATAAAATATCCAGATAATGTCCATTGGCTAGGAACCCAACGATCTTGTTCTTCATTGAACCAGGCACCGTTCATGTAATCTTTATACACATGATAAATATGTACAGGATTACATTGAGCAGTTATCACTGGTTTTTTATAGTTTAGGGTAATTGCCATATGTCTTGATCTTTATGCCAAATCCAGAGACATTTACCATTCATAAGAAGTCTTTCTTCGGAATCATACAGATCTTTTACAGTGGAAAACATTTCTTCTTCAGTGTTAAGATGATCAATTAACCTACCAGCCTTAACTTTACCAATGTTTTTTACGCCGAAGATATTATCTGTTTTGTCTCCAATCAAGAGTTGCTTATAGAAATGTCTGAGTCCATCTAACTCTAGAACATCATAGAACTCTTGTTTAACAAAGTTGTAATGCTTACCAGCAATCTGATCTAGGTCTTTATCATTACTACAGATAATAGTATCTTCTGTTTGATACATACCTAAAGCATCATCAGCTTCCCATCCTTCACATACCTCTACATTCCATTCTTTAATCAAGTAGTCTATACAAGCTTTTAGATGAAGAGGTAGTGGTTTATTCCTACGATTGGCTTTATATTCTGGATTAATATATTTACGGAAGTTACCAGTTCCTGTAAGGAATCCACGATATTTCTCTGCTCCTGTTACATACAGGATATCCTGCATTAGTTTATCTGTACGGAGGATGGCAATCTCTTTGCCACCCTCCACATCATTACTAGCAGCACATCTATATGCAACAATATCAGCGTCAATTAAGGCTGTGGTCACAGTGGAATATCATCCTCAAGGTCAGCAAAAGGATCTGCAGATTTTCCTAGCACAAAGTTTTCAAATTGCTTTGCAACTGCTAAGACTTCCTCGGTAGTTGGAGTATGTTTTTCAGTCTTAAGCATAGCAACTGCATTAGCAATACTAGACTGTCGAACAATCATTACTTGACGAGCAGCACGTTCTTCTGCTGTCTCATAATTACTCTTTGGTGAAGCATTCGCCATACTACCTCCACTTACTGGGGACGCAGCGGCTGGGGCCGCCGCGCCCGGATTATTACCTGCTGTAACTGTTTGCCACTTCCAATAACCTTTGTCATCCTTGGCTCGGGTTATAGTAAATACACTGCCCATAGAAGCGTTTGAGAGGGCGGTGAAGGCTTCCTTTTCTGCAAAGGACATGATCTTCTTCCCTTCTACCTTATCCTGGAAGGATTTATTTTTAAAGGCAAGTTCACATACTTGGTAACTGCCTTTTGCAGTAGGAACTGTTGTTACGGTACTACTCAGTACCTCAATAATCATAGTGCTCATCTATTACTGTCCTTTAATAACGAGTTTAGCGTTAATTCCACGAGTGTTAAGGATTTCTACTGCTGATTTAATCCAACCAACAATACGATCTGAGCTAGATTTCTTGAACTTTTCAATCATGATTTTAAATCTCCGTTAAGTCATTAAGGTTAGGTCCAATACTAATTTCATTAGTAAGTGGTAAGTTATACTCTACACCAAAGAGTTTTTTGAAGTTCTTTGGAACATCTGTATATACATTATACAACATATTCGTTATGATGTCAACTTCTTTCTTAGGGCAATCAATAACAATTGAGTCGTGTACTGTGTTGATAATCTTTGCTTCCAGGTTTGCTTCTTTGAGCCGATTATAAAAATCTACACGAACAATGGTCATCATGTCTGCACCTAATCCCTGTACAGGATAGTTTAAGATTGTGGTTCTAGGCCATTCTCGTTCCCCTCTATAATTTACAAATGGCTCATACTTGTATATTCTACCAGTAGGCATTACTAATTGCCCAGTTTGAATGGCTTCTTGTACAATCTTTATGTGCCAAGCATAGAGTCCTTTATACTTGTCGTAGAATTTATCAATGATACTTTGCCATTTCTTTGCTGAGAAATTACATTGTGTAAAATCTGCATCAATTGAATAGGCATATGCAGATCCACCATAAACTAAACGAAACACAAATGTCTTTGCAATTAGTCGTGTTGGTAGACCAAGCATCTTTTGGTTATGGCTATGCATATCAAAGCCACTACGCACTTCTTCTAAAAGAATTGGATCTTGGCTAAGATATGCTGCACAATTCACCTCTAATGCTTTTGCATCACTGTTCACTATCATATCTACTCACACATAACTGTTTAGCAAGAGGATCGAAGTTCTGTAGATTTGGTTTACTAGAACTTAAACGACCAGTTCTTGTTACACATTGATTGAATTGTCCGTGGAGATAACTATCAGTCCATCTCATTTCATTCATTAAAGCTGGGATACCTAGATAATAAGTATTAACAAGTTTCTCAGTCTTGCTTAGTTCTAATATTGCTGAGACTAACTGTTTTAATTCCTTATTTTTCGGCTTTAGATTCCGTAATGTTTGCTCATCTGTACTGAAATATCCTGTCTTCTTAAGTTCAGAACCTTTAAGTGGTTCAAATAATCTTGGATGATTATATTCTACGTCTAAACGTTTATACCTGGTTTGTCCTATCTTTTTCCCGCTTTTAAAAGTACCAACGGGATACCGAATAGTATCAATAATGGTACCACCATAAAGAATACAACTAATATGATCTCCACTAGCAGGGTTAAGAGTAGGACAATCGGAATAAGACCGAATAGTATTTGTATAAGAGATAATTTCACCTGAGTGTGTTCCAGCCCTTTGTTTCGATTTCTCATAGTCATATAGTATACCATTGTATTCAACTTCTTGCAAGACTTTTAGATCAGCACATTGTAATTTATATAAGCTCCACTTGCCTGTATCTTTTATAATTTTTTCTTGTAGTTGATAGACCTTACGAGTAAGTTCTACATCCATATATAGGTATTCTTCTAATAACTCTGGTGGAATATCCCAGGTTTCAATACCCTTTTCCCAATACTCTTTTTTGACAATATCTATTTTATGTTCATTTAGATATTTACTTGCACAGCCTTCTAGGGAAGGTAAGGCGGATCGCTGGTTACTGATGAGGAACTCAGCAAGTTGAGCATCCCGTAATATGCAATCGGAATAAATACCCACATTGCGTAACCAATGAAGATCAAACTTAAAATTAAAACCCAATAGGACCGTAGCTTTTCTAAGATCATGTGCTAATTCTTTTCTGTCATAGTAATGTTTATAACTAACTTGATTCCAATCATCGTCACAGAACATTAGTCCAACAACTACAAGGCAATTCCGTTTGTCAAATGGGTTGCCAGTATTATATGTTGTTGTTTCTACGTCCAAGACTGCTTTCATCTTATTCCTCTTCTGTCGGGATAAACTGCATCATTTCCCAGGTTACAAAACCATATGTACTACCAATATGATTCTTACTATACTTTAGAAAATCCCATAGTTGTTGTTCTGCAAGATCTTCTGTAAGAGCTTCTACTGTTACATTAATTGGAATATCAAAGATCATTTTTCATCTCCAGGTACTTCTTCCCTCCACACACGATAAAAGAAATGCTCCCCACAACTATCCATCTCAGCTTGTGGGTAGCCTTGTTCTAGGAACCATTCCTTTAGATTTTTAATTCCTGCTAGTTTTTCATCTGGAATTGCTTTAGGGAAACCATACTTCCATCCAGAAGGAGGATCAATAAAAGTTACCATCATATATTAATTTCTTTCTACCAATGGTGGACTATATTAATAATTAGAGCCAGGTCAGCTATCACTGCTAGTATTACTAAGAGCTGCCCAACTGATGGGGAATAATTCTTCACAAAATTTACCAATTGCATGACCGACCTCCGCTGTTTCTGCTTGTGCATGAGAATCTGTCCTTTGCCTGAAAACACGATGAAAGAACATTAATGATCCTGTCCAATACCAAGAAGTCCCC